GTATATAATAATTATTGGGCAGGTGGATTATTCCATCATAATTGTGGCAAAACCACCCTGGCAAGGATCATTGCAAAAGAAATTGGAGCAAAAGGGAGTGACTTCAGGGAAGTAGACAGTGCTGATTTCAGAGGAATTGATACTGTCCGGGAAATGAGAAAGCAATCCCAATACAAGGCACTGGAAGGATCTTGCCGGATTTGGTTATTAGATGAAGTTCATATGTTAGGGCGTGGTGGGAATTCCCCTACAAATGAAGCGCAGAATGCCCTTCTCAAAGCCCTGGAAGATACTCCAAGTCATGTGTACTATATTCTGTGCACTACTGATCCACAGAAGCTCCTGGCTACCATAAAGGGTCGGTGCAGTCAATTTCAGGTCACACCGCTGCCGGATAAAACGATGTTTAAACTGCTACGAGGAGTAGTGAAAGGAGAAGAAGATAAACTAACAAAGCAGATTTATGAGCAGATCATTCAGGATTCACAGGGGCAGTCCAGGGATGCGCTCCAAATACTTGAACAGGTCTTATGCACCTCCCCTGACCGGCGTATGGAAGTTGCCAAGAGGACAGCGGAGCTTCAATCTCAAAGTATTGAGCTGTGCCGAGCGCTGATCAATCCTACTGGCTGGAAAAAGATTGCGGGGATACTAAAAGGATTGAAAGACCAAGATCCAGAAAGAATCAGGCGGGGCGTGTTAGGGTATTGTCAAACCATTTTATTGAAAGGGGAGAACCATCAAGCCGGGAAAGTTATGGAGGAAATGATCAGCCCCTTTTACAATTCTGGATTTCCCGGATTGGTACTTGCGAGTTATTCTGTTGTATGTGGAGAGGAATAGCCACCATTTTAATTAACCCTAAGTCAAATGGGTGGTTCAGAGTATAATATAAACATAAAGGAGGATTTAAACGATGGAACTTGATTATGACAAGGACATACACATTGATGAAACGGCCCTGGATGTAGAGTGCCTTGAACAATCATCCTTGGCATTGAGGTACATCAGAAATTCAATGCACCTGCGGAAGCTGGAAAAACGGGCGCATGAAAAACTGAAAACCATTCGTTCCGACTTGATTCATGAGGTCAATGAAGATCCTCAGGGAACAGTTGGAAAAGGAAAGCCAAATGCCGCTGACATTGAAGCATCCTACCGGCGAGCAGATACGTACAAAGATGCTAAAAAAGAATGGATTGAGGCTGAGTATGAAGCCGACTACGCCGAATTAGTCCAGAAGGAAATTAGTTACGGAAGAAAGAAGGAGCTGGAAAATTTGGTGATCCTTCATGGACAGCAGTACTTCGCTGGCCCAAAGGTTCCTCGGGACCTGACTACGGCCCGAGAAGACCGGCAAAAACAATCTAACCAGAAAGTGAAAATCAGAAGGAAAAAGTGATGGAATGGGTAATTCTCGGATTGATTATTATACTACTTTTGCCATTTTACGTTTACCTGCTCAACAAGTCAGCGTGGTCCGGGAAACTAATGGCATTCAAACAATTATTTAGAGAAGACAAGGAGGAGAAAAATGGTGAAAAAGAAGAGTAAATTTAGGGGCAAGACAACAGCGAATGCAAGGAAGCAGAAGTCTGAAGGATCAAAGTATGGGTACTTGTCCGTACCCAAAGGGACCAAACTTTTCAAAGAGGAGCCTAAAAGCCGGGTGAAATTGGATTTCCTGCCTTACATTGTGACTGATCCAAAGCATCCAGACAAGGATGAGGAGTTGGAAATTGCAGTGGTGGGGGAGCAGTGGTACAAACGACCTTTCAAGATTCACCGGAATGTTGGGGTGGATAATGATGCGGTGATCTGTCTGGGCACCCACAAAAAGAAATGCCCAGTTTGTGAATACCGCGACGCACTCCTGGAAAAAGGGGCAGAGTGGGATGATAAAGAGGTGAAGTCCCTCAGAGCATCTGACCGAAATCTCTATGTTGTTGTTCCAAAGGAGCACAAGGATTACGAGGAAGTGCCCCATGTTTGGGACATCAGTCAATTCTGTTTCCAGGATAAACTCAATGATGAGCTGGAAGAGGATGAGGACTACGGTGTATTTCCTGACCTGGAAGAGGGCCTGACCCTAAAGATCCGATTCAGTGAAGAGAAGTTGGGGAAGAACAAGTTTGCTGATACCAGCCGGATCGACTTCGAGGAGCGGGATGAACCTTACAACGAAAAGATCTTGAAGAAGGTCCCAAACCTGGATGAGATGATCCCGGCTATGTCCTATGAGGCCCTCCATGCCAAGTTCTTTGAGTTGGAAGATGAAACCCCTCCAGATGAGGGGGTGGAAGAAACCGGCAAGACTGATGAATGTGAAACTCCGAGTGGGGATGAATGCATTGCCTGTGAAGGAACTGGCGAGAACAGTAAAGGGAACAAATGCAGGATCTGTGATGGAACTGGAGTAAAGCCAGAGAAGAAAGACACCCCAAAAGAGAAAGAAAAACCAAAGGGTGGGATGTCCCGTGCGAAAAAGGATGAGAAGGAAAAGGAAAAGGAAAAGGAAAAGGAAAAGGACAAAGAGGAACCTCCAGCAGGAGAATGTCCCAATGGGTACACATTCGGAAAAGATTGTGAAGAGCACGATGAATGTGATAACTGTGATGAATGGGAACCCTGCATGGATGCAAAAGAGGCCATGGATTAAATGGGAGAGCAAGACCCATTTGAAATTCCACGTCATGGGACTCAGTACCTAACCGGCAAGTATGTTGGGGCTTATATTTCCCAACATGCTGCCAGTTATCTTCGTCTGCTTGCTGTGTATAAGAGTAACACCATCCAAGCAGTACTACATGAAATCATTGAAGATTGGATGGCTAATCAAGAGCCGGTGGATTCTATTATAGAAACTTTAGCAGATCGAGTCCATACAGAATGGAGGCGTAGAAAAACTCCCATTTTCGATTGGAATCAATATGAAGAGGAAGTTATTGGCCGGTTGAAACGTCGGAAGGTGTCTGAGGAAATGATCACGCAGATTGTAAAAGAAATGAGGGCAAAAATTGGAAAGGACACATAAAAGAAAACCATTGAGTGCTCAAATGAAACGGCACAGCCAGAAGGAAGTTAAAAAGAAACCCAAATATGATGGGGATCTGTCTCAGATTATTTCCACAGGTTCTACTTTACTGGATTTGGAAATATTAGGAGGAAGAATTCGGGGAGGGGGGATTCCAAGCGGAATATTAGTAGAAGTATTCGGACCGAATTCTTGTGGGAAAACAGTCCTGCTTTGCGAGATTGCAGGAGCGGTTCAACGACAACATGGGGAGATAAAATTCAACGACCCGGAAGCCCGATTGAATAAAACGTTTGCAAAAATCTTTGACTTCGATGTATCAGATTTGGATTATGCGACGCCTGATGTCGTTCCTGAAATATTCAGCGCCATTCATTCATGGAAGCCTAAAAGCATTGGTCCAGTGCATGGAATCTTCACAGACTCTCTTGCAGCACTCTCCACTAATATGGAAATGGGAGATGAAGATGGAGATAAAATGGGAATGAGGAGGGCTAAGGAATTTTCTGAGGGGTTCCGTAAAAGCTGTAGGGTGCTTGCCAAAAACAAATATCTAATGGTATGTTCTAATCAAGTCCGCCAATCCGTAGGGGCTGGGAAATTTGAACCCAAATATCATACCCCTGGAGGGGAGGCTACAGGATTTTACGCGTCTCTTCGCCTCCAGATGAGGGCTGGACAAAAGATTAAGAAAGAGATAGTGGTGCATGGAAAGAAAATAAAAAAAGTCAAAGCGGTTACTTCTTATGTAGAAGTTTTCAAATCCAGTGTTTGGAAGCCTTATGGAACCGCTCCAGTCACAATTCTTTTTGATTATGGTATTGATGACATCCGACAGAATCTCCAGTACATCAAGAATTTCACATCTGCTACTCAATATTCTTTGAATGGGGAAAGGCTTGAGGTGTCAATGGAAGATGCGATCGTAATAATTGAAGAAGAGGGATTGGAGAAAGAATTAAAAGAGGAAGTGATTGATTTGTGGGAAGAGATTGATAAGAAATTTAAAAGCCATCGAAAGAAGAAGATAAGGTTTTAAAAGGGATCATTTATAAATGATGAAACGAACAACTAAGGAAAAATACATTTTCATAACTCAGAAAGAACTCAAGACCTTCCGGCTGCGTCAATTCAAATTACAAGGCCGGTGGTGTCCTATTCTGGAGCAACAAATACGATTTAAAGATTCAGTGGTGGATCATAAACACAAACGAAAAGAGGAACAGTATGGAGGTCCAGAAGGGAAGGGATTGATCCGGGGTATCTTGCATTTCCAAGCAAATGTCATGGAAGGCAAAATTGTTCGATTGTATAAAAGATATGGTCTTTCTAAATTTATCCCCCTTCCGGCTCTCCTGAGAAATATTGCAAGCTATATTGAACAACCGACATTAAGGCCATACTATGTACATCCAAGTGCTATTCCGAAAGTGAAAAAATTGACTCTAAAAAAAGTAGATTCAAACCGGGTATTCAAATATTGGAAAATGATCCACCCACGCAGAAAATTACCAACCCTCTCAGCAAGTGGAAAGGTCACAAAAGAATGGGCCATTTATGTGCAAGAAGCCAAAGAATACCATGAACAAAAAACAGGGGTAAAATTAAAAAGCGCATGAAAACTCCGCAGACAGATCGCGTAATGATCAGTGATAAGAAATTTGAGATTTTACGTTTGCGAACTAAAGGAACTGCAATAAAATCTATTGCCCTCTCATTCACATTATCAGAAGCCACAATCATCCAGTACCTATCTGATATGATTGCCCGAATTGATTGTGCCAGAAAAGGTGAACATCGATTGGTAAGGAATAGGTATTAAAAATGATTCAGAAAATAGCAGGTAAAAACTTCCAG